CTGAATGTTGGTTGCGCTTAAAGGAGCGCCGTTCGACTCAAAACCAATGTCAGCAGCAAGTACCTCTCCAACAGTCATTGCCATGCTCACACTTGTAATAAGAGCAGGAATGTCGATAAACTTTCCGCTTGTCGTTCCATCCTCAACATGCAACCGCAATGTTACTGAGTCTGACGCGGCGTTTTCTCCGTCACCTGCGACTGTTCCTGAAGACGCTTTAAGAACCTTGCTTAAAAGCGTGGCGCAGTCGTTTTGCGTTGTAGATCCTGACGTGAATTTGTAGTAATAAAGCCGACAGCTACCCGTCATACTGCGAACGCCATAGACCCCAGTCTTGTCCGTATCGCTCAGCGTCGTAGTGTCTAGAACGGCTTGCGTTGAGTTGAACGACCAGCTCACCACCTTTGCGGCAGCGGTTGTGCTGCCATCAATAAAAAGCTTTCCTTGCTGACCTGCGTAAAATGGCATGATGATTCACCTCTGATAAAGCTTAATCGCCGTCAAGCACAGCGACAAATTCACAACTGACCGTGCTCAAGCCAGGGTAAACAGAGTCTACCTTTGGCGGGCTTGCATAACGCCATTTCAGTCCGCTTCCGCCTGTCTCTGCTAAGTAGCTTGCCAAATTAGAACTAGAGCCAGCCGTTCCATTGGACCCGCTGAAGCTCACGTTATTCCATTCAGAATTAATGGTCTCATAGTTGTCTAAAATCAAGGCCGCTTGATTGTCGGTGATATTGCTGAAAGTCAGCCGAAGCGTGGCGTCTACCCGCTTGTTGCCATAGCGAACAATTGTCTTGGTACCGTTTTGAGATTCAAACTGTGTTTGCGGATAAGAGCCGGGACTGTAGCTCCTGCTCGAAGGCTTTATATCTGGGAAAGCAACAGCAGCCATGTTTTAACTCTCTAGACGCCCGCAAAGAAGAAATAGTCTGAATCCCAGTCTAAGACGGCAAGCGTTCCAGTGTTCGTCACTGGCGAGTGAGACCCGGCAACGTCAATCAAACCGTCTTCACCATAAGTCAATGACTCAAGCTTGTAAACGCGGGTTTCATTCGTTTGGGTCGTGACCGTAAAGACAATTCCGTAGAACGTCGAGTCCGTAACCTTCCCGCCGCTTACCTCCATTTGAGCCTCTTGAACTTCTTCAGTGTTCGGTCTCCAGTAGTAAATACTATGCGTTCCATCAGCAAGCGTATCGACGCTATTAATAACGCCATCGGGATTGACTGAACCGTTGTTGAATCGACTGGTGTGAGTTGAATTACTGGAGACGCGGAAGTAATCGCCTGGGGTCATCCCCATTGCAGCTTGAGGCGTTGTTTGGAACGTAATCATGTGATCAACATACTTTCGTGATGTCAAGGCATACATTGCATATTGTGTTGCGTGATCCTGGCTAGTACAAAAGCCACTTAAATCAAAGCGTTCTTCAGGGTCGTTTTCAGCCCCTCCCTGAGAATCGGCCATGCGAACACTGAATTGACGGGTTATTGGAAAACCGTTTTCTTTGTCTTCTCTCCAGTTAATCGTTGCCCTGAACAACTGACGAGCCTCGGGCGATAAGAAACTAACCTGCATGTTTCGCATGTTTCCATCAGCGAACAACGCTTTGATTACAGGCTTTACGTTGTTGCCAACTTTAAAATCAGTCGTGTAAGGGACTGCCGGAATTAAAGCAAAACGACCTCCAACGACTGTTGCGTCAAGCAAGTTGTACTGAGCGTTTTCAAAAACCCATTCTCGGAAGTTAACTTTATCGTCAACAACACCGTCCCAAGTAAAATCATTTGCGTTGCAGAATTTTGACGCAATTGCCATTGAGTCTTTATCGACTTGATGCGGTCCAATAACTTCGCCAGCACCCCAAATCACATTGGTCATCATTCCAAAAACAATGTCGGGCAAAAGATTTGACGCTTTGGTGTTATCACCTGTAGCGA